GAACATTCAAAGAACGCTTTAGCAAGGTGCTTATTTCGTGTACAAGGTACAATGGTAAGTGATGGATTTATATCTCAGCAAAACCTACAGGGGGGTCAAAATGAAAAGACTACATAAAATCTCCGTAAAGAAGATGATTAAATTTTTGAGCAAATATGGTTATCATGTTTATGATAGACAAGGTTCTCATTATGTTATGATTCAAGATAATACTATGAATCAGTTACAACTACCTGAACGTAAAGAGTTAGGACAGAAAACTATTGAGAATGCTTTAAACAAGGCTAACATCCCCCTCACAGATTTCTACGCCCAATAGAAACCTATATATATTACATATACTTTATATATGACATGTTTGTGAAATTCAAGCATTTACTTTTAAATAGGCTAGGAATTAAAGTTAAAACCTTTGGTCTATGTAATGGCTGTTTAAAAAGTAATGTTTTGATAAAAGACTTGAAACACACTAAGTGTCAAGTTTGTATCTGACCTCCCCCAAAATTTGTTGTAATTTTTTTTCTTTTTGTATCAGGGCTAGGTTTCAAAAAACGGTTTTTCTCCATATGCACCTAGGCTCGCTATGATCGTTCTCAACACTGTGGAGTCCGTTCCTAGAAGTGTTATATAGTATACTCTAGTAAGAATACTGTACTTCTTACGCACAAATTCACGCCTATCTGTGATGCGTGAGTGAGAGGAACGCAGTGTCGCTTAGGCTTGCCTAAGTGCCAATAATAACTGCCATTTGACCTTCATTGAGTCTATCGACTGTACCGACTACTCAGAACGTACATGAGATTGACGTATTCGTGAAGAGATACGAGTAGTGTTTTTTTATTGAGTGAATATATATGATTGAGAATCTAGTACATTCACGACTATGAGTTATGTGACTAAGACCTACTGACTAGTAGGCACACACTATGACAATTATACGAATAAACACAACGAACGCAAGGTTGGGCTGAAAGGTCTCACGACTATAAGGCTCAACTGCTGACATAAAGGGTAAACTGGACTAGGCAGAATATCGTCTAGTCCTTCCTTTTTTTAATTAACCCCTATATGTAATAAAAAAACTTACCGTAAGGTATATATGCTGGGTGTGGCTACGTTTTCAGAAGCCTATCCCCTAATCAAATACAACTCATATATGCCAATACATTAGAATTGACAAGTAATAACGTTGAGAGGACTAGTAGTGCTGTTAGGTGTTTACTTAATGGTATAGATATCAATGAGATTTCTGTAAAGAATGGTCATGATATGATTGATAATCTCTTATCAAGAGATATGTCTACCCCCACTCACGAGTCGTTTTTTAAGACGAGTGAACCAAAACTAGACGTTATTGTGTTGCCACCTACTGATAATTTCGATAGTTATGCAGTATCTATGTTTGCCAATAAACCAATGATTAACCATATAACAATGGCTAAAGAATTGGTTGAAAGATATAGATATAATAATGATTTCGGTGATATCAACACAATGTTTATTGAAAATGTTGAGAATAGATGGCGAAGAGATAACGGTCTAGAAGATAGATTGCTTACCAATAAATATCAGTCACGAACTGTGTATGATATGAAAGCAAAAGTTGGTATATTAAAAGGCTTGACTAGAACTGGCTTTTTATATACTATTGTGGAATACCCCCACACAAAAGAAATGGTCAGCTATTATGTTGAAGATACTCTACGATTTAAGAAACAATTAGTAGAGATGTGTGAACATTATATGAGACAAAACACTGGTATCTCGCTTGAATGTATGTTTAAGCAACCAGTTTGTGAGCAAATCATAGAGGAAGGTGACATAATAGTATGAGTAATTGTGAGTGCAATCATTGTAAATCAGAAGCCAAATGGGCAAAATATCGTCAAGAACATGGCTTTTGGGCAGTGTTAAGAATGGATAGTCCATCAGATAGATTTGATGCTTCTAACCAATATTTAAAATGAACAAACTAAAGAAATTTGGCGTGTTTGAATGGTATGCAATAGGCATGATTGGCTTCTTTGGAGTCATATTTCCTAGTGTATCTATTTACGCAATACTAAATTTAAAATGAACAAAGATAAAGAACATAAGTTAATAAAAACCCTCGCTAAATTATGGAAGCGTGTTGCGTGGAAAGAATTAGAATACGTTGATTCTGAGGATTTCAAACCATTACCATACATAGATAGAGGTGGTACTGAGTTAGAAGGTGCTCACGCAGATATGCATGACTGTGGCAATGGTTCATGGCATGGTGATTGCAGTGTAGAAGTATCAGGTTATAGTAGTGATGATGATTCTGGTTATGACTGTGAATGTTATGATGATTGTGAATGTGATATGTGTGAGATATGCACACATTGTGATAATCACCCAGATGATTGTGAATGTAGTGCATGCCACCTCTGTAGTGAGTGTTGTGAACATGCTGAT